GTGAACTGTCAAGGTGCTCCGGCTACTGAAAAGTAGTCGGGGATTTTTTCTATCATACCTAAAAATTAAGCGCTTACATTTAATCTTTTCAGGGGAAATGATTGAATAATGTAGAGATTTGTTGTATCATGGTATGATGTAGATTAAGTATATACTAAAATAGGTGAGAAAATATGTCAAAGAACAAGGTGAAGCGTAATTCATCCCGCAGAACGCAAGCAATGCACAGGGGGAAAGAGACGTCAACTAAGCCAAAGAAACCGGTTACCCGCAGGAAAGATTTTTCCGCTTCAGGAAAAGGAAAGAAGCGCAAAAAGAGACGTGTTCATAAGATGAAGCCATGGCAGATCGCATTAATCTGCGTAGGAGCTTTCATCGCAGCGCTTTTAGCATTCGGATTAATGTATGTTTATGCGAAGTGGAGTAAGATTGATACGAAATCAATTAAAGCGGACGACATCATTATCAATGAAGAAGTGAAGAAAAATAAAAATGTAGATCTTGGAGACGGTTATACGAATGTTGCACTGTTTGGCGTGGATTCAAGAGACGGTGACTTGGGAGAAGGAAATCGTACGGATTGTATTATCGTTGCAAGCTTGAATAATAAGACAAAGGAAATCAAGATGGTGTCAGTGTACAGAGACACGCTGCTTGATCTTTCAGAAGGAACTTATCAGAAGTGTAATGCGGCATATAGCTACGGAGGTCCCGTACTTGCTATCAATATGTTGAACATGAATCTTGATCTTGATATTCAGGATTATGTGACGGTTGATTTTGGCGCGATCGCAGATGCGGTAGATCTGTTGGGCGGCATAGAGATTGAAGTTACAGAGGAAGAACTTCCGTATATTAATCAATATATTCCTGAAACGGCAAATTCGGCGGGAAAGGCGGCAAATCTTCTTCAAAGTGCAGGCCTTCAGAAATTAGACGGAACGCAGGCGACAACTTATGCCAGAATTCGTTCTACGGCAGGCGGAGATTTTACTCGTACGGAGCGTCAGCGCCTTGTAATAGAAAAAATGTTTGAAAAGGCGAAGGGAGCGGATATCGGAACGTTAAACAAGATCATCGATAAAGTGTTCCCGCAAGTTTCAACAAGTTTTACGCTGCCGGAGATTTTGAAATATGCTTCAGCTTACAGTGAATATAAACTGGTAGGAAATATGGGATTCCCGGAAGATAAGTATACAGATATGCTTTCAGAGATCGGAAGCGTTGTCGTGCCGGATAATCTTGTATCGAATGTAACAAAGCTTCATGAATTCCTGTTTGGCATTACAGGATATGTTCCATCGTCTACAGTGCAGACGGTCGGTTCTAATATTTCGTATACTGCAAGTGCAAAGAAGTCTTCGGGAACAGGATCGCAGTCGTCATATGATAGCGGTGAATCTTATAATGACAGTGGATATACCGATAACAGCGGTAACTACGAAGGCGGAAACACCGGCGGAAATTATGATGACGGAAGCATGAGCGGAAACAGTGGTAATACCGGAAATTCGGGAGAAACAGGCGGCGTCGGAGGAAATGGCAGTACCGGGGATAATACAGGCGGTACAACTGTAGAACCTCCGGTTGTGCCGGATGGCGGAACAGACAGCGGCGGCGGACAGACCGAAGCACCTCCGGAAGGTACAGTTCAATAATATCCAACCGGAACAGGGGAAGATAAAAAACAGAAAGAGGTTAAGTATATGAAAGTATTAAAGAAATTTGCAAGCATTATTATTGCGGTATGTTTGATGATTCCGGTGTTGAGTACGGTGGTATTTGCGGCGGATGGCGTATTGATGTTTTCTGATCCGTCAACGAAAGTCGGAGAGAATGTGAGCGTTGATTTTGTTGTTCAAAGTTCAGGCGGTACGATCGGAAGTGTGGATGTTACAATGAGTTATGATCCGAAGGCGCTTGAATTTGTCAGCGGCGATGGATTTACGGCAGACGGTGCGGGTACGCTGACTTATAAAGGTACAGGCGGCGGAACAGAGCTGAGAACGGCGGTAGTTTTCAGAGCTCTTACGGTTGCGAATACGCAGATTTCTGTAAGCAGCAGCTCAGCTACGATTTCTTCCGGAGATACATTAAATTTGAACAATGGATCTTCCGCAATTTCGATTGCAGCGGCAGACGATGGAACAACAAGTGTAGAACCGACATCGGCTCCTAATTCACCGGCAGGTGAAAGTACAGATATTGTTGTGACTGTAGACGGAAATGATTATCATTTTTCGGAGGCGTTTACGACAACAGATATTCCGGAAGGTTATTCTGAGACAAAGATGACATTTAACGGAGAAGAGAGAAAATTTGTAGCAAATGACGCGGGAGTTTATCTTGGATTTTTAATGGATGACGCAGGAAAAGGAAAATTTTTCCTGTTTAATACAGAGGATGCAACATTTGCTCCTTTCGCACAAATTGCAATATCGGATACAACATCTTTGATCGTTGTTGATGCACCGAAGTCGGCAAAACTTCCGAGCAGTTATCAGGAAGTGGACATGACAGTTCAGGAAGAAAACTTCCCGGCATGGTCTGATCCGTCCAATTCCAGATATTATGTTATTTATGCATTGAATACAAGGACAGGTGAAAAATCTTTCTATCAGTACGATACAGAAGACGGAACATATCAGTATTTTGAGGCTCCGAAAGAGGAGACGAAAAAGAAAGACAGTGAGAGCGGCATAGTTGCGAAGCTGGGCGAATTTGTAGCGGAAAATACAATGGTTGTTCTTGTAGCGGCGGCAGCATTGTTTTTGCTTCTCTTGATTTTGGCAATCGTATTTGCGGTAAAACTTGTCCATCGAAATCAGGAATTAGATGATCTGTATGATGAGTACGACATTCCATTCGAGGAAGAAGAGAAAAAGTTGAGTGCAAAGTCCGCTAAAAAAGGAAAAGCAAAAGATGATTACGATGATGACTTTGATGATGAATCGGATGAGTCAGAAGAGTATGCTGAGTATTCGGATGAATATGAAGATGAATATGCCGACGAGTATGAAGATGAATATGACGACGAGTACGACGATGACTATGAGGAAGAAGGTTATCTGGACGATGAGTCGGACGAATATGGGTTTGACGATGATTTTGAAGTCGGATATGATGACGATTATGAGAATGAATACGACGATGAAGCGTTTGATGAGCCTGAGGAAAAACAGGCAGTAGGCAGAAGCAATAGAACATCTTCAAAAAAAGATGGCTTTGATATTGATTTTGTAGATTTATAAGTAGATTTATAAAATGAAAGACCGGATAGAAAAGATGAAATTTTCAATCATTTTCTAAGTCCGGTCTTTTTTTGTGTTTTCAATTCAATATTTGTTAAATGAATAAACACAAATTCATCACATTAATCCGCTATGATAAGACCATAGAAAAAAAGAAAGAAAGCGGGTAGTGTTATGGACAATCAATATAATTATTATAATCCAAATGAAAATTCAAATAACGAAGATCGGCAGAGAATGAATTCTCAGAGCGAAGGCAGCCAAAACGGAGAACAAAAGGGAAATACCCCACAGTGGCAGCCGGGCGGCGATCATTTGAAAAAGGAAAAAAAGCCGCATAAGAATTTGATGCGGACGGTTGCAGTCGTAGGTTTTGCTATTTTATTCGGTGTTGTTTCAAGTGGGATTTTCCTTACAACAACGGTGGTTGGAAACCGGGTGTTTGGGTTGCTTGACTCTTCAAAATCTACAACCGCATCTTCTGATAAGGTAAGTAAAGGGACTCCTCTTTCAAAATCATCCAGCGTAGTGACATCTGATGTATCTGAAGTTGTGGATCAGGTGATGCCGTCTATTGTTTCTATCACAAGTATGTCGGTAGAAGAAGTCCGCAGCTTTTTCGGCGGAACTTATGAACAGCAGTCAAAAGGCGCAGGTACCGGAATTATTATCGGAAAAACAGACACAGAGTTATTGATCGTGACGAACAATCATGTTGTTGCGGGAAGCGATACTCTTACAGTTGCCTTTACGGATGAATCAACTGTAGAAGCAAACATTAAGGGTACAGATGCCCAGTATGATGTTGCAGTTATTGCAGTGCCTATTGAGAATATTTCGGATGATACACTGGATGCAATCTCAGTTGCCACTCTGGGTGATTCCACGAGCCTGAAAGTCGGCGAACCTGCGATCGCCATCGGAAATGCACTTGGATACGGACAGTCTGTGACAACAGGCGTTATCAGTGCATTGAACCGTTCTGTTTCTATGACAAATGAAGAGACTGGAGATACACAGGAAAGCGGTGTGAAATTGATCCAGACGGATGCGGCGATCAACGAAGGAAACAGCGGAGGCGCTCTTGTCAATGTAAATGGGGAAGTGATCGGCATTAACTCTTCAAAACTTGTAGGTGACAGTGTGGAAGGAATCGGATATGCAATTCCGATCAGTGATGTCGGTGATTTGATTGAAAACCTTATGAACAGAGAAACAAAAACAAAAGTTGCGGAAGATAAAAGAGGCCTTATCGGCATAACCGGAATCAGTGTTTCGGATGCCTTTTCACAGCAGATTGAGATGCCGGCAGGAGTATATGTAACAGAAATTGCAAAAGGCGGCGGTGCAGAAAAAGCAGGAATGACAAAAGGGTGCATTATCACAGCTATTGATGACATAACAGTAGACAGCATGGAGGCTCTTCAGGAGCAGCTGCAATACTATGAGAAAGGTACAACTGTGACGTTAAAAATCCAGATTCCTCAGACAAACGGAGAGTATAAAGAGCAGACTATAGAAGTGACGCTGCAGTAAGTGTGAAAGAGAAATCCTTTTTCTGAAAATATATAAATGAAAAATTATTTCCCCTCCCGGAGAGAGAAAACTCTGAAACGGGAGGGGAAGTTTGTGTTGCAGTGATTATTTATCAAACTCGGGATTGACAGCATAGAAGTTTTTGCTGTCGAGTTTTTCCTGTACAATGCGTAAACTTTCACCGAAACGTTGGTAGTGGACGATTTCACGTTGTCTTAAGAAACGGATCGGATCGCATACTTCAGGATCTTTTACGAGACGAAGAATATTATCGTACGTTGTACGCGCTTTCTGCTCTGCCGCAAGATCTTCATGAAGATCGGTGATGGGATCTCCTTTTGATTGGAAATAAGTTGCTGTCCATGGGGCGCCGCTTGCTGCCTGTGGCCAGAGAGCAAGTGTGTGATCTACATAATAAGGAGCAAATCCGGAGCGTTCGATTTCCTCCGGAGAAAGGTCCTTGGTGAGCTGATAAACGATGGCGCATACCATTTCCATGTGAGCGAGTTCTTTCGCTCGTAGAAGATGCAACGAATGAAAAACGCCGCTATTTCGGCACTTTTGGAAACACATCAATTTCAAAATCAGAACGATCCTGCCCCTTTTTGTTTCGTTTTGTCTTTGTGAACATGATTTTTTCAATTAAAACCTTTAAAGCGCTGTTCTTTTCGGGAATTGTAAGTCTACCCCATTCGCCGAGCAAATTCTTACAGCGCGGAACGAAATTTTTACGGTTTGCCTGTAGTGCGAGTGTGGCGTGAAGGTCGTTCTGCGCGGAGATAATGTGCTCCATACATTCTTTTACGCGTCGCTCAAGAGCGTTTGACCGCTCGATAAAAATTTCCTTCGTATAGATACCCTGCTCGAGAAAATCAAAAAGGGATTCACGTTGCTTTAAAAGTGTTTCATGTTCTTTTTCAAAATTCTTAACAATCGCTTCTTTTGCAGCGACGTTCTCCACGTCTTCGGGCAACGCGTCAGTGAGCTCGTATTTATCTATGTAATTCCGCAGCCATTCCAACAAGGCGAGCTCTAACTCATCAATTCGGATACCGACTGTAGGGCATTCAGTATATTGACAAATCAGAATGTCATAAGGCGTTTTAGTATGCGCTTTTTTACGAACCATCAGCCGGCCACACTGGGAACACCGGACAAGACCGGCAAAAATATTCTGAATCGGTCTGTCATCACGCACCGGAGCGGAGCAGCTCCCTTTTGGATGGTTGGCACGCTGGAAAAGGTCCGCGCTGATCCGGGGCGGCCAAACTGCATCGGCAAGAATATAATCTGACGAGTGCGGGCGAGAACGAGAAATTTTCCCATCTTTGACCGTACGAACCGTTTTCCGATGTCCCCAGCGAACTTTTCCGATATTTGCCGGATTAGATATAATTCCTTTTAGCGTGGACGGCGTAAACGGGCGTCCGCTTCTTGATAAAATTCCCATTTCGGCCATATGAGTACATGCTTTTTGATAACCGTATTGTTTATTGCCGCATAGATCATACATCAGATCGAGCACGGGGGATTCGGTTGGATCGGGAGCAAGAGAGAAGTGCTTACCATCAGGAGCGATAACGCGACGCCATCCGTAGGGCGGTATATTTCCGACATAATATCCGTCAGAGCTGCTTCGTTCTCTGCCACGCTGCATCCTGCGCTTAATTGTTGCGTATTCTCTGCGACTCATAAACAGACTAAATTCAAAGTATTCGTTATCGTACTCGTTTGCCGGATCATACGTCTTGTTAGGAGTAACGATCTTTGTGTTTGAGTAGAAAAATGCACGCTGTACCCGCCCTTGATCGATCGTATCTCCGCGGGCGAGGCGGTCAACGTCCATAACAAGACATCCGTCCCACATACAAGACTCTACTTCGGCCATCACTTGAGACATCACCGGGCGGGAATCAATACTGTCGCCGGAGACGACTTCGCGATAAATTGCCCCGATCGGAAGCGACAGCGTTTTGGCAAGCTCCAGCAAAGTGGTGATATGGCGCTCGAGCACATCGATTCCCAACGCTTCGAGATCAGCATCCTTCCTTGATTTACGAGCATAAATAAAATAAGACATTGCATCACACTCCTATGTAATTATATGTAAAAAGGTATAAAAATAACAGCTATCAAAAACAGATGTTCTGATTGCGATAGCTGACCGAAGATGATACAATATTTTTTGGTTGGAATGCTGTAGCATCTCCGGAGATGTTATAGTTAAGCCGTCCTATCTCTGCTGTGCGGAGAGGGCGTGTTGACCGCTCCTGTTGACGCAGGGGCGGTTTTTCTATCTATCTTCCAGTTTCTTTTGCTCGCGTTCGATCTGCTTAATGCTTTTAGTTGGGGTGGGGAGATCCTCTGGCATCGTTCCCCCTAATCGTGAAATAGTATCACGAACTTCTTTACCGACGTTATAGTGCGTCTGGTTGGCATTTTCTTTCCCTTGTATATTATCACGTTTAATTTTAGCCTCTGTTTGTGTGGCGCGAAATAAATTAGCGGCAAGTTCTTCATATCCCATATGGTCAAGGATTTTTTGAGATGGTTTCAATCCCTTATGGTGATGGATAGCCTTTGCATCCATACCACCGTATAAACCACGATACCCATAATTTTGAAAGATAGCGTAATCAAGGTTTGTTTCAACTCCTGCATTTTTTGCGGCTTCTACTAATAATTTATTATGCTCTGCCATTTCACGTCTGATAGCTAATCTCTTTTGGTCTTCATTTAATTCGTTAAAATTATCTATTAATTCTTGTTGTCTTGTCTTTACGGCGAAGTATGTCTGACCGAGAGCAATCACCTTTTTCCGGGAATCGCCATTCTGTACAATTAAATAACATGCATAGCGGGAGAGTGCGTAATCTGTAATTTCTTTTGTTGCAGATTTAGGCATATCTATCGTTTTGTTGACTTCAACAAAATGATGAAAGACATCATTTCCGCTATTTTCACAAGCGGTTACAGCTCTATCAATAACTCTAGAAAAGTTGCGCCACTCAGTATATTCTAGAGCACGCTGAAGTTCTCTTGCGTACCAAAACTCCTCTCCATATTCATTGATATGTTTAATGGATTCAAATAAAGATTCGGTATAGCTGTTCTGTTCATCCTCGGTAAGAGCCTTACTAAGAACACGATCATGTAATTCAGTTAATTTGTTTTCAAAATCATCCATTTATCACACCCTCTTTCTAACTATTTGGAAAATCTAGATAGTTGACATTTATGGTACATTTGCTATAATGTACTTAACAGGATAGCCGGAAGGTGACTGCACCTCACCCGCTCCGGTGCAACTTAAAAAACTATAAGAAATAGTCGTCAGCTTTGTCAGGGCAGGACGGCTATTTTTTATGCGTATAATTCAGAATGGCTACAACCAAAAGCGCAATGCTTATGATCAAACTGAGTTCTTCATATGTACTCATAATTACCACCCCCTCCACAGGATTCTCGGAATGGGTGGGAGCTCGTCCTCCGGCTACCCTGGTAAATACATTTTCCTTCGTATATGCTCCGGCGACTTTGGGAGTGTCGGGTATATTTCGTATAACGTAAAAGACCCCGTATTACTACGGGGTCTAAGTTGTGCAGGTAAACTGCATTGTCCTAATGTTATACACGCTAAGGTGTTTTGTTCTATAACATTATATGTTGGTATGCCCCAAAAGTCAATACTTTATACTATAATTATTTACCAATATATAATTCGCAGATTTTTTTATCTATTATATTTAAACTTTCATCGCTTAATTTTATACCTGCAAAAGCATCGGAATAATGCAAAGGTTTTGTTATTCGTATTTTGCTAATTGTTGTGATTTGAGAAACTAAGCCAATGCTTCCAGTTTTCATTAAATCAATTTCTTTTTGCACCTTATCGGCTTCCGTTGTATCTACTGTAAAAGCTATCGTTATTTTCTCTCCGGCATACACCGGATTTGGCGATACTTTCACATCTTGAATTGAATTATTGAATTTTTGCATATACTTTTGATGGAGCTTATCATATATTTCGTTTCCCAAATCAATAGTGAATTTATTAGGTGTGGTATATTCTTTTTTAGATGAAAGAGGAAGTACGGTTAATATATCGGAATAAGGGGAGTCTTTTTTATTTAAAACAACCGCATAATGCAATCCGCCTTCTTCATGACCAATACGAAAGCCTAGGTCAACTTGAATAATTTCACCTCTTTTGTATACTTTATTTTTTGAAGCATCAAATGTTTTTTCTTTTTTAATAAATCTACAATATGTATTGATCCAATACGAAAGCAGATTTACTTTTTTGAGATGGGAATCGTTTTCTGTTGTGCTGTCTTCAGGTGCTTTTTTAATGTGTGCTTCAAGCAGCTCATTAAGGGTTTTTATAGCTCTTTTTTTATTTCCGATGACCTCATTTTTATCGAAAAAATATTTTTCTTTTTGTTTCATAGCGTTTTTACTTCCCTCTCTTTCTTTTGTCCCCTGTTCCTTTAACACCACTTTATATAATCGCCGTAGCGGTTATACCTTATTTATGCGCAGACATTTCGATTTTCTGTACATCTATTTTCTCAAAATCACGCTCCTTTATATGCCTAATCGCATGGTTAATTGCCTTTAACCGTTTGCTTTCGCATAAATTTGCGTTTATAAAAATAGTAAATGAATTATCTTCGTTTTCAGTTATTACTTCATTAACGGTCATTCCGTCCATGAAAAAAATTTGATAATCAAAACTCATTATTATCACGTTCCTTTTTCTTTAATGCCATAAGCATGTCATATGTTGTTTTCAAATCTTCCGGAGTAGCATCTTTTGCAGCATCGAATAAGACACGCAAATCTTTGTTTTCAAATAGTTTTTGTGCCATCTCAGCGGTTTCTTCGTTTAAATAGTACTTCTCACCGCCTTCCTTTTCTTCGCCAGTACGAATATACTCTACTGATACTCCAAACAAGTCAGCAATTTTTTGTAGTTTTGCATCTTTGGGGTTGCTTCTTCCATTCTTCCAGTCGGAGAAAGTTGACTTGGTAATCCCAGTTTCCCTTGCAACGTCAGCGTCTTTCATGCCTTTGGCATCTCTTAACTTGCAATAAATTTCATACATAATACACCTCACAAAAAAAATTCTGAAATCAGTACAAAAGCTATTGACAAGTTCTGATATCCGCACTATAATAAAGCTACAAAGTTCGGAAATCAAAACAGAATTGTAACTTAATTCTTTGTCAATGTATCTGGTAAATATATTGTATCTGATTTCCGAACTAAAATCAATAGGAAAGTTCGGAAATGAGGTGGTTATTTAATGTATGAAAAATATGTAGAAATCAGGGATTCAAGAAAACTAACAGATTATCGTGTGTCAGAAGATACTGGAATAACTAAATCTACATTTTCTGATTGGAAGTCAGGAAGAAGTAAGCCAAAGATGGAAAAGCTCAAAATCCTCGCCGACTACTTCGGAGTATCTATTGAGTACTTCCTAGAGTAGTGTAACAGGAAAGGTGTTCGATAAACATGACTTTGAAGCAGAAGAGGAGGTGAAGGTAATAATGAGAATAAAAATAATTTTTCACATAACAAGGATGGACGATGTTAGTGATGTTTTGAAGAAAGCAGAAGAATTAAAGAAAGAGAACCCCCATACAGAAATTAGTATAGAGGTTCTAATATAGAAAGATTATTTCTTTCTGATTTCGATGGCTTTTAACCCAGTTGTAGAAATTGTGTAACTTGTACTAGAACTATACAGGTAAATCTCTGAGTGAATCCTAAAATGCTGAGATGCAATTTCATCGCCCGAATATGTTCTTATTCCGGATGAAGTAGGAATTTCGATTTTATCATATTCGTGCACAAGTGATCATTTCCATCGAAATATGAAAAATAAACATCATACATATGTTTGCTCTCCTTTCTTTAATACTCGGACATGGCAGTGTCCTGTATTAACAGTATAGGAGATTTTTAGGGACAACGCAACACGTACAACCCGTAATACATAAACATAAACAGGAGGTGAAGAACGTGATTGTTGAAGAAATCCGCATAAGAGGTGCAACAATCCGAGTGCATGACGACAGTTATGTAAACCGTACAAAAGAAGAGATCCAAAGCAGTATAGACGCATGCAGTCGGATTATCAGAGAAGCATTAATACGAAAAGAGAAAACCGCGTAAGCGGTAGAAAGGAAGGACAAGCATGGAAGAGATGAAATTACAGGCAGCGCCGGAGTTGGAGCTGATCCCGATCGAGCGAAGAAATTTTCCGGAAGCGGATCACAAGCGGGAGAAACGAAAGATCCAGCGCAAAAGAAAAGAAAGAGACAATGCTGCAAGAGGACTGGTCACAGTAACGGTTGCCAGCATGATGTTAAATGCGGTGATGGCTGTGATTATTTACATCCTGCAGGCAGGACCGATCTAAGGAGGTGAACAAAGAAATGGACGAAGAAATAAAGAAAGACGCCGAAGAAGAAATGAACTGCATCTTGGATCTGCTCGAAGATTGGTGTCTGAAATACGATCAGGATTATGTAAATACGGTCGTACTTGTAAAAAATGATCAGATCACATCGTGGGGAAGCGTAGGCAACCAAGAAGACTTTGACGTTTACAGAACAAAAAAGCGCCCATAAGAGGCGGCAGCCTCTAGGACGCATAACTAAACAACCAAGATTATTGTAACAGAAAGGATGAGAAAAGTGAAGAAGTTTAAACTAACAAGCGAATTTATTGTAGATATTTCCGGCGTGAAACTGTTTCGCATTAAAGCGTTAATTGAGTTTGGCAATGTAAAAGCCGGGGATTTGGGAGGATACATAGAAAAAGAAGAAAACCTGAGTCATATGGGCGATGCATGGGTTTCCGGCGATGCACGGATCTCCGGCGATGCACTGGTTTTCGGCGATGCACGGGTTTTCGGCGATGCACAGGTTTTCGGCGATGCACAGGTTTCCGGCGATAAGGATTATGCATATGCTCACGGTTTCGGATCTTGTAATCGCACAACCACATTCTTCCGGCTTAAAGATGGAGATGTAGGCGTACGCTGTGGATGTTTCTACGGAACGCTTGCGCAGTTCAGAGATAAGGTCTGCGAAACGCATGGAGAGACAAAGAAAGCACAAGAATATTTAATGTTAGCGGACTTGATGGAGATCAGATTCAAAAACTAAAAAACATTTTAACGAAAGGAATTTGTAAAGATGATTAAATGCAGTAAAGGCAATGTGGAAATAAAAGGAAATTTAATATTATTAGAAGCAGAAACAGTCATGATATTAAGAGGAATAAGAAACATCCTCGAAGAAGAGTACGGAAAAAAACACGCAGAAAAGTCAATGCAAAAAATAGTTAAAACATCCACAATGACGCAAGAAGAAATAGAAGAGGAAATAAAAAAATCAGCACAAGAAATAGCGAGAGAAGCAGCGAAACACCTCATGAAATGAAAGAAGAAGTTATTTTGTGGATCATCCGCTGGGGAGATCCGTACGCATTAGAGTGCAAGACAATGACCAGATCGGAAGTCGAAGCGTATGCGCGCGAAAAGCAAAAAAAGCGCGGCGGTACATATGTAATCAATTAAAAAAAGCGCATCACAGCAACTGATGCGCTTAAAAGATGGCGTTCCCGCCTCTTGTTAGGACAAATATATTGTATCAAATAAGAGGCGGGAAGTCAAGCGATACACGCGGGGACTCCCGCTTTTAAACCTCGATAAAGATATTAAAGTTAGGACAGATAAAAGATGGCAACACGGAGAAAAACGTACAAATTACGGGGCGGAGACGTCTACGACGTAGAGGAATATCCAGACGGAAGATATGGAGCAAAAGGAAAGGCACGGCAAAAGAAAAAGAAACCGACGCCGGAACAGATGGCGGCAGTCAACCAAGCCAACCGAGCGAAGATATGCAGACGATTACTGATCGAATATTTTGATGCAGGAGACTACTTTGTAACATACACCTACAAAGTCGAGCAAAGACCGAAAGACATGACAGTGGCACTAAAAGACTTACAAAAAGCACTCCGAAAGCTCCGTCCGAAATATAAAAAGGCAAACACTCCGTTTTACTGGATCAGAAACATAGAGCGGGGCACAAAGGGTGCATGGCACATCCATCTATGGTTGAGGTTAATCCAGACACACTCTGCCAGTGCACAGGACTTACCGACGAGAGAGGTCAGAAGATTTGGGAGAATGATATATGCAATAGAAAAGAAAAATATCCTGAAATCGTGACATACAATAAAGGAGATTGGCAGTTAGATTACAGTTATGTATTTGGAAAAGAGATGCACACAGACGCTTGCAATCTTGGATTTTATGTATGTGAAAGGAACTGTGTTGAAGTAATCGGCAATATTTTTGATAATGCAGATTTGTTGGAGGTGGAGAGATAAATGAAAGCACCTAAAGAAGCGTGATCCAGTACGAACGTATCAGGAAAGCAATAAATAAAATGAGCGACGAGCAAGAAAAAGAAGCGCTTACAAGATATTACATACTCAGAGAAAAGTGGAAAGAAATAAAAAATAAGATGGGGGTAAGCGAGGCGAAATTATACAGGATATATGATAGAGCCCTAGAAAACTTTGAAATTTTATAAAAATTTTAGAAAATGAGAGTGAATGAGAGTTCAAAATGTGATATAGTATAAACTGAATTAAAAGACAAAGAGGGAAATAACCCTCTCATAACCACGCGCAAGGACATCCGAAAGGGCGTCCTTTTTTTGAAAACTATTTTGAAAGAGAGTGATGACATGTTTTGCAATTACGATCAATACAAAGATAAAGAGGTAGTTAAAAAGCATGAGCAACTTTTAAAACAACTAGGGGAAAAAGACAGAGTATTTTCGCTGGAATGGAACGAAGAAAACATTACACTGATGGAATGCTGTGACTATTGTTTCGGGCATGATTTAACCAAAGAAGAGTGCAAAGAATTATCGGAAGTATTCCGAGAGTTAGCAGAAGAGCTGGGGAAATAAAGAACAGCGGAAACAAATAAAAGAATCGAAGAAAAGTAAACAGAGAAATACAAAGGGCAGCAGGCGAAAGTCGGCTGCTTTTTTCACGATCAAAGAAAGAAGATGAAGGCATGGTATACAGACCGGATCGAGATGGATCGCACCGAGGAGCGTTTGAACGGAATAAGAAAAAAATATATGCAACACAGACGGTGTGCGGGATATGCGGGAAGCCGGTTGACTTCGGATTAAAATATCCGCATCCGTTGTCGCCGTGCATAGATCATATTATTCCGATAGCAAAAGGGGGACATCCGTCAGACATAAACAATCTTCAGCTTGCACACTGGACGTGCAACAGGCAAAAGAGTGACAAGCTGATAAAGCGGAGAGACAAAGAAAAGGATGAAGTTATAAGTAACAGAGTGTTGCCGCATACGTTTGATTGGAAAAATATGAGACACAGTAAATAGGAAATAAGGAGGGCATATCACCCCTATACACGGGTACGAATCTACTTCACGCTGACTGTGAAAAAAAACACACGCTAAAAGAAAGGAAGCTAATATGGCAGATTACAGAGGGGTAAATTATTTACGAAGACGCTTACAGATAAAGAGCGAACGAGTGAAAATGCGTTACAAATACTATGAAATGAAGAACAGGGTGAAGGATTTTCAGATATCGACACCGCCAGAATTGAGAAACGTACAGTCGGTTCTCGGATGGTGTGGGAAAGCAGTGGATAACCTTGCAGACAGGATTGTATTCAGAGAATTCGCAAATGATAATTTTGACATCGGAGAAATTTTTTTGATGAACAACCCGGATACATTTTTTGACAGCGCCGTACTGTCAGCACTTATTTCTTCATGTTGTTTTGTTTATATATCAGTAGACAAAACAGGATTTCCGAAATTGCAAGTAATAGACGGCGCGAATGCAACAGGAATCATAGACGATAGCACAGGTCTGCTGGTGGAAGGTTATGCCGTACTCGAACGAGACAAAAACAAAAACCCGAAAACAGAAGCATATTTTACAAAAGGCGACACATGGATATACAGAAAAGGAGACGAGACGCCGGAGAGAATTAAAAACAACGCACCACACCCGCTTCTTGTCCCGATCGTATTCCGGCCGGACGCGGTAAGACCGTTTGGCCATAGCAGGATCAGTCGAGCGTGTATGGATATTGTCAACAGTGCAATGAGGACAGTAAAACGGTCAGAAATCGCGGCAGAGTTTTACTCGTTCCCACAAAAATATGTAGTTGGAACTGACCCCGATCTAGAACCGATTAACAAATGGAAGGCTACAATGTCGAGCTTGTTGGAGTTTACGAAAGACGAGGGCGGCGACAAACCACAGCTAGGGCAATTTGCGCAGCAAAGCATGTCACCTCACAACGATCAGCTAAAAATGTTCGCCGGATTATTTGCCGGAGAGACAGGTCTAACGCTGGACGATCTAGGGTTTGTAACAGACAATCCAAGCAGTGCGGAAGCAATCAAGGCAAGTCACGAAAATCTTAGACTAATCGCAAGGAAAGCGCAGAGGACGTTTGGCACAGGTTTTTTAAACGCGGGGTACATCGCGGCGTGCTTGAGGGATAACTACCCGTACGAGCGGAGGCAGTTTTATTTAACAAAACCAAAATGGGAACCGGTCTTTGAACCGGATGCGGCCGCGTTGAGTAGTTATGGAGACGGAGCTATAAAAATCAATCAGGCAATCCCGGGATATATTACGCAGGATAAAATGAGAGATTTCACAGGGATATAGGGGAGATAAATGGAAGATATCGCACCGGAGTTACTGGAAAAAATAAAAAAAGATTTTGAAAAGAAACTTGAAAAAAGTGAGACGATCAAAGCGTTTCGGGAAAAGGTTAAGAAAAAAACAGCGACATATAAAGATGCAAATGATTTCGCGATCGAAGCGGGGGAACTGCTGACGGATGCATTTCAAAGCAACCTATCAAAAGAAATATTACCGGATGGCAAAATGTATTACAATATCGCTGACAGGATAATAAGGGAACGACTGGAACATAATTATGATATTACAGCGGAGGCAGCAGTAGAAGTTCAAAAGATATTAAACGAAAAAGCAGGAATCGGAATCAAAGCCATAAAACCGGAAATGAACGAAGATAGGGTTCGAGGAATTATTAATATTGTATCAGGAGGAAAATACGAGGATGTCGCGTACATACTAGGAGAAGCAGTCGTAAACTTTACGCAGTCTGTAATAGATGCAGCGGTAAAAGAAAATGCAGATTTTCACTCAAAAGCAGGGTTAAGACCCAAAATTAGAAGAACATCAACGGGAAAATGTTGCGAATGGTGCGACAGACTTACGGGGATATATGATTACGAAGCTGTATCAGACACCGGAAATGATGTGTTCAGGAGACACAAGCACTGTAGGTGTATCGTAGAGTATGACGCTGGAGACGGAAAAGTAACAAATGTACACACGAAGAAAACGACAGATAAGAAAGATACAAAAAGAAGAATTGAAAATGCGAAAGAATGGTCTAATAAACAAAAAAGTGGTAAAATAAAAGAAACACCAAAGGAAAAAGAAAAAAGGATCAAAGAGGAAAACGGGCTGGATCTTGCTTCGAGAATATCAGGACACCCAAAAATGTTAGGTGCATACACTCCAAGAGGTCTATACCATGCACTACAGAATGCGGGATATGAGACAAAACCTTTAAAAGGGAAAAATTACAGAGATATTCCATTTGAAGAGGGTGGAGGATACAGGGTAAACTTTGGGGGAGATGGATTGTTAATGTATCACCCGGGAGAAAGAAGTCATCACGGAGGCGAATACTATAAAATTTCCACGGGGAAAGGAGGTGTGAAAAGATATGATATCAACGGAAAAGAAAAAGAAGATTAACGAAAGATGCAAGGCGTTAGAAAAAGAATTTGAAAGAAGATACAAGAAAGAAACAGAAGTGCGAGGGAAAAAGTGCTTTGCTGTAAGAGAGGACGAGTTTTTTATTGTATCGGGGCTGAGTTGGGCAAACGCGATCGTATTAGAACACGCATTCTCAAAAACAGAAGTGGAAAAAAACATGTTTGAGGATGGAAAGCTGTTCTACATGGAAGAAATGAATGAAAAAGAAATGTTTGAAAAAATGATAGAAGAGATCGAAGGGTGAGGCGAAATGGCAAAGGACGATTATTTTGTAATTGTATACAAGATACTATCGTACTTGTATGTAAAATTGAAATCGGGAGAAGATACAAACCCGAACATGATTACTCACGACAGTCAACTACTGCAGATCAACCGGAAATACTGGGATTATATCATGAGAAATTTAATTGAAGACGGATATATAACATGCGAAACAGAAAAAGTGTGGGGCAAAGAATTGATTTATGATTTAAAAACGGCAGAGATCACACCGGAAGGGATTGCGTATGTGTGCAACAACTCCTTAATAGAGAAAGCGAAAGAATTTTTGAAAGATATAAAAGAAATAACTCCATTTATCTAAGCGCGCGAAAAGCGCGTTTTTTTAATGCAATTTGAAAAAAATGTCCCTTCGGGCAATGGGGTGATATTGCTCGTGAAAGATATAGTTAAAAGACAGGAGGAAAGTCATGACGGAAACGAGGTTAGGACGTCAGACGCCGACTCAATCCGTAACGATTCCTTATTCAAAAACACGAGGACAAGAAGCTGCGGAACTGTACGCAAAGACAGGGAACGAGCTGCTTGAATGGCAGCAGTTGCTACAATGCGACATTATGGCCGTAAACGATGATGGTTTATGGATGCATCAAAAATATGGCTATTCAGTGCCGAGACGAAATGGAAAGTCGGAAAATGTGTTAGCGCGCTGCCTATGGGGACTGAAAAACGGCGAAAGAATTCTGTACACGGCACACAGGGCAACAACATCACACGCAGTGTGGGAGCGGCTGGATCGAATGTGCGAAAAAGCAGGAATCAAGATATCATCATCATTTAAGGCGTTTGGAAAAGAACACTTATACACAAGCGACGGGGGTGTAGTAGAATTCCGCACAAGAACATCATCGGGCGGACTCGGCGAAGGATACGACGTGTTAATTATAGATGAGGCACAAGAATACACGGAAGCACAGGAGACGTCTTTGAAATATATCGTATCAGACAGCGAGAACCCGCAAGCAATGAAACGAATCGCAGAAAGAGATGACGTTTGCAGGTGCGAACTAAACAGTGACTACAATTACACGGATACAAAAAGAAAAAAATACAGATATCAAGCTGTATTTAACATAGCGTACTACTGAAAGGAGACCAGCTATGAAAAGTCAACCATAAATTAGCAAAAAATTTCTTTTTCATATCGGTGGTAAAAAAGGGTAACTT